AAGGGTAATGTTGCCCGTCATCGTGCCGCCAGACAGTGCGAGGCGGGTATCACGCTGTGTATCTACGTAAACTTTCGTAGCGGCATCTTGGTTAGCTGTGGGATCACCCAAGCCAGTAATCTTGCTTGTACCCATCGCAATCGCACCAGTCATGGTGCCACCTGCTAAGGGAAGCTTCGTCGCAATAGAGTTGGTGATAGTTGTAGAGAAGTTTGCATCATCCCCAATTGCGGCGGCAAGCTCGTTGAGTGTATCTAACGTACCGGGTGCTGAATCAACTAGGTTTGCAACCTGTGTATCTACGTAGTTCTTTGTAGCGGCATCTTGAGCTAATGTCGGATCTGTTACGTTGGCGATAGTTGTACCAGTAACATCCAAGGTACCGTTCACGGTGACGTCGTTAAATGTAGAAGAGCCTGTGGATGCGGTGATGTTACCTGTGACATTCCCAGTTAAATCGCCTGTGACATTTCCAGTTACATTTCCTGTGACATTACCAGTTACATTACCTGTCAGTGTTCCTGTGAAGCCCGTGTTGGCTGTGATGGTTGTACCTGTAACAGCCCCCGGAGTTGTTCCACCGATGACTGCACCATCTACTGTACCACCGTTAATATCCGCAGTATTGAGTGTTGCTTGTCCAGTGGTAGTTACAGTAGTGAAAGAACCTGCGGCAGGAACTGAGGAACCAATAATCGTGCCGTCAATTGCGCCGCCGTTGATATCCGCAGTTGTTATTGTTGCGTTGGGGGCAGTTAGGTTGGTAATGGTTCCGCTTGTGCCTGAGATAGAGGTAGCAAGTATGACACTACCAATGTGAGTTCCTGTGGTGGTACCTGTAACATTACCGGTAACATTTCCCGTCAAGTCTCCTGTAACGTCCCCAGTTACATCACCTGTAAGATCTCCTGTGATACCCCCAGAAGCAGAAAGAGTTGTGAACGCACCAGTACCCGGAGTTGTAGCACCAATGTTAGTACCATCAATCGTACCGCCCGTGATTGTCACTGCGGCAGATACGAGGGCATCGATGTTGGCTGTGCCGTCGATGTAGAGGTTCTTGAACTCCGCACCTGAAGCACCGAGGTCAATGTCATCATCAGTGACAGGAACAATCGCACCGTCTTGTACACGGATCTGCTCGACTGCTGATCCACCGACTTCAACATAGAAAGAGACACGGTTGTTGGATGTGTCTACGGAGACCTTGTTTTTACCATCACTATCGGAGATAAGAGCAATGAGCCCCCCTTCCCCTGTAGACCCATCGTGCTTGTGACCTGTAGATGCGGCAAACGCGTCCCTGATCGCATTGTATTCCGCGTTAATCGGTGCGGCTTTAATTACTTCTCCCGAAATAATATCCGCTACGGACTGTCTGGTATAGCCTGCCATTTTATCTTCTATCTCCTAGGCCGAACAGGATTGCGAGACCCTGAATGTTATGACTCGCGTTTGTGTCGTTGGTTACGTAACGGAAACTCACAGACTTCCCTGATCCTGAGAAGTTGGTGTCAATCACCGGTGATGGGTTTCCGTCGAAAATTACGCCAGATCCATTGTAGAGGGACTCGTTGTAGAATGCCGCCGCCCCTTCATTTGTGAGGGTGTAGTTAGAGGGGTTCGACACAGTGCTGTCTTCGTAGTCGTACACTACCGCGAGTACAATTTCGTTGTTACCCTCAGAACGGAGGTACGTAGAAACCTTGTAGAATATCTTACGTAACTCCGGGTCCCCGAAGTAGTAGTACGGGGTTTGGAATACACTAAAGATGTTCTCGCCGTCAAAATCAGTGCCGACTTCCTGCCGGTGGACATTACCGTCTCCGTCCCCGTGGATTACAAACTCTGTCTTACCGATGTATCCACTCGCAACACAGGAGGCGTTTATACCGAGTAGTTGACCGAACTCAAAGCTGATTCCGCCCTGCCCGAGCCTCAATCCGCCAATCAGACCGATTGTGTCTGCTGTCTCGAAGAATATGCGAAACTGGGACTTCTGTCGGATAACTACGGAAGATAACTCGGTGAGGTCTTGGTTGTCGATCAAGTCGAGGATGATGGACTGGACTGGCTTAGACACAGTCTCTAAGTTTACATCTCCTATTTTATCGGTACCTGACACTGGGCGCAACCCATCAGGGCCTAAAAACAGCAAATCACCGCCAATTTCTATGACACTGTCTGCGGCAACACACCCCAAGTCGGAGGTGACAGTCTGGAGTTGGAAGTCTGCGACGCTTGTTCCCGAGAGTTTCTTGATAGCGTTTGTGCCAAAAATGTAGAGTTCATTACGGAAAGACTTCAGTTGTACGATCTCAAAGCCCACATTGATGGACCCTGCACCACTAGCGGGCGCAAAGTCGTCCTCATCGAAAGGAGCGGAGAAGTAAAGCTCGTAGGGAGAAGCAGGATCGCCAGCAAGGAAGATGTGGTTTTGGAAGTCTACGCCCACGGTGGGGTCGGTAGGAGCACTAGCATGAGTGATCTGGGTGTAGGTCGTCCCGTCGTAGAATGCCGCTGGGTTGACCCCGTCAATGAGAAGAACTTTAGGGCCCGAGAAGTTGTAGGGGATCATGCGGACTCTGGAGACCCCAGTCATTGTAGGAGAGCCGGATGTAGTTACAGCAACCCATGCAGAAAGTACAGTGTCCCAATAGTGTAGGTAGTTGTTTCCTGCACTAGGCTTGCGACACGCGAGGATACCGTCGTTTATACCATTGGCAACACAGACGCCGAGCACCTTACCCGTACCCGTCACAGTCCCGTAGTCGTTGCTATACCCACTGATACGGCGATACCCACCGTTGATCGACGGTTCGTAGTTGATGAGGCGGACAGCACTTCCCGGTTGTTCTTGCCCCTGTGATAAAACATCACGGGCGGTATCCAAACCGCCCCTACAAGAGATAACCTGTGTTTGTAGTTCGTCTGCCACCCTATCCCCTCACGACATTCGCACGGAAGTAATCCGGCGGATCGAGCAGGACACGTCGCATAAACTCGAGCCCTTCCTTGAACTTCTGGTAGTGGTACTGTGTTGCTTGCTCGTTCGAGCGGAACCTCATGATGTATACCATCGCCCCTTCAATGATTACGTGGTCAAACCTTGGGGGGATGATAGTAGTGTCATCGTAGAGATTCAAGTCGTTGGGGAAAGAGTTGTAGACGTACTCAATTGTGTACGCCTGATCTGGAGGTGGAGTTACCCCGAACTTTGTCTGCTGGGTGCGGTAGATGTACTCTGGCTTGGAGTACGAACCAGAGGCCATATTCTCATCATTAGCCCGACGACTTTCTTGGTACTCATCATAGGAGATGGTGTCGAGCTTATCCGCATCTACTGCGGGGTCGAGAGCGGCGTCTTTCTGGAGAAAGAAGGAATCCCAGTCAACGACATGAAGATCAGCCGGAAAACTATACTCTTGGGTACCCGCAGTCAAAACCTGTGTTGTCGTAGTCGTGGTGAAAGGCCACTCCTGTACGTACGACAGGACTTCACGGATCGATGAGTTGATGGAGTCCTTTGCGAGGGCCTGAACATTACGTGCCGCTGTAAAGTTAGTCTCGTCGAGAACGACCTCGTTGACACGTCGTAATACGGAGTTAGTCAAGGCGAGGTAGGTCGAACTCATACCCACTCCCCTGTAGCCATCGCTTGACAGAGACGCTCAGCCCGACGGCCTACCTGTCTAGCCCACTTCGAGTCCATCATTTGGTCTGCGGCTTCTTCCCAGTTTTCGTCTTCGATAGCGGCCCACATGTTCTGAAACTTCATCAGGGTTGGAATACCTAGATTGAAGCCCATGTCAACAAGCACACGCTGACGAACAGAATCAAGTCCAGCCACTTCGGGTTTTCTCTCAAGAAGTTCATCTTCAACGATCATGATATCTGTCTGTAGCAAATACCGCGCTTCGTCTTCCGTGATGCCACGCTCTTCAATGTTTCGACCTACGCCGATAGTCAGCTTGTCTGCTGTACAACGGTAGGGTTTCAACTCCAAGCCTTCATGGTCGATAAGTTGATCTTCGAGGTCTTTGGTGTTGTATTTCATCATAGTGTTAGCAGTTCCATTTTTTACGTGACCAATAATTTGCACTAAACTTATCATCAGTTCCTTTGATGCCAGAGGAACGAGCACAGTATGATTTCTTACGAGAGGGTTGGTCCTTCTTGATACTCATGTCCGGATCGCCAAAACGAACAAGTTTTACTTTGTCCCCGACCTTTGCGAGTACAGCAAACTTTTTCGGACCTTTTGGTGTTCGGATAGGTTTATTGTATCCGGGAAACGTCATCCCACGATATTCAACCGCCACGTGCTTTACTCCACCGTGCAGTGTAACCGCCCATCGCTTTTGACTCTCTCAGAGCTTCTGCTGTGGGAGCACCGGGAGATCCCGGTTTACGCATCCGTTCTCCAGAACCTTCTTTGATTCTCTTGCGTTTTGCGTGGATGTTGTCCCAGAGACCGCGTTTTTCAGACATGCTACCCTCCTACGGGTACAAAGAATTCTTCGACAGTACAGAAGGCGTCGGTGTCTGGTGTACCACTACCTGCTGTATTCGTTGTTTCTATTGTTATGTAATCACCCGCCTCGAGCACGATAAATGCGCCGTCAAACTTGATGAACTCACCTTGAGTTAGGTTCTTGCCCCCAATGATAAAGTAACTCGTACTGTCTGCGGCACGATACCAAACAACATTGATATCTGAAGCATTTGAGGAGGCGTTGGTAATGAAGAGCAGACTCATGTGAGCCTTCGCAATGTCTGGGCATGTGTACAGAGTGACGGGAGAGTCATCTGTTGATATGGCAGTAATCTCAGACTTTGTTCGACTAAACTTTGCGATGGTCATTATGGGTGTACCCCGGCGGGCCGTTAATCGGATAGTATACTATAAAATTCTTTATGTCAACACCCCGTGAGATGCTGACGTAAAGAAGGGGCCCGAAGGCCCCGACTCATACTTAGGCGAAGGTAGCCGCAGTAGGATCGCCACCGATTGGTGTCATAACAACTACAACTTTAATCTTTCCAGTGAAAGCGTCAGTTGCACCATTAGTTACCACGATGTGATCGTTAGCATTGTAGAGGAAACCTCCAGCAGTACCAGCGGCAGGTGCAACACCCGCGCCAGAACCGTCGTAGGCCGCTACGTAGCGGTTAGGGTCTGTGTCGTCACCCAAGTCAAGGTCACCTGCGCCCGCAGTAAGAACTTCTAACCAAGCTCCCACTACAGCAGTATCCGCAGGAACTTCCAAAACGTCGATAGACTCAGAAGTGCCCAAGTTAGTTGTAGAGAAGTCGAGAACGACTTTAGCTACGTGTGCACCGCCACCAGCAGGAATGTTAGTTGCCTGCGCTGTGACAGCAGATGATTGATAAGTTGCCATTAGTTAGTCTCTCCCTTAGTCAGTCTTCACAACGCCAACAGCCAACGCTTCTGGACGCAAGACCTTACGGCCAAATACGTGCAAACCACGGACGATGTCGCTGAATGTTTCAGTAGAACGGACAACTTCGGTCTTAGCGATGTGCGATGCAGTCGCTGTAGAAGACATGTGACCAGCAAGAACTACGAAGTCATTTGTAGTATCCTGTGAAGTGATAGTCACAACGTCTGTTCCAGAGTTGTTCAGTGCAGTTGTCTTGTAGCAGTTCATACCAGCGATGTTGCCCTGCATAACGAGACCGTTACGGAGAGGTGAAGTCGCGTCGCCTGTTACCTGTACTTCTGCGAACTTAGAGCCTGCTTTGAACAGGTTCTCCCAGAAGATAGGAGGAGCTACGAAGAAACGGTTTTCTTCTGGAATTGAGTTGTCATCCAAAGAACGCGCAATTGCCAACATCAAGTTAACTGCGGCATCTTCGTTGCCTGTACCAGTGATGTCGATAGGAGCCGCCGCAGAACCGAAAGTACTCGCGCCACCTGTGAGGCCAGCACCGTCAGCCATCGCTTGGAGGACGTTTGCATCGTACTTACGCTTCAAAGAGAACGCACCTGAAGATGTAGCCAACGCTTCAAAGTTAACGTGTGACTGACGCTCTTCGATGTCGTCGATCTTGAACGCGAAAGCATTCGCTTGGTCTACAACCATAGTGATCTGGTCGTCAGCGAGGTCTTGTGGGTTTACCACAGCACCACGTGAGTAAGAAGATACAGTGATTGTAGGTTCTTTGATGATACGGACTGTGTCACCGTAGTTTTCGATTTCACCAGCGTAGTCAGTGTTAGTGATGTCTTCTACTACAGAAGCACGACGGAAAAACTTCAGGACTTTCTGAGAAAAGATCTCAGGAGTAAAGTTACCTGAAGGCAGGTTGTTATAACCTGATGCGCTATCAAAAGCCATGTTATTACCCTTCCTTATGAGATAGTTAGGTTGTTTTTAAAGTTATGCTCTATAGTCAATACGGCCTTCTTTTTTCGCGGCATCAATTTCAGCTTCGAGCTTTTCAAATTGCCACGGCTTTAGTCGACCGATTTCGGAAGCTTTCCAGACTTTCTTTTCTGAGTTAGCTTCCCCAGCTATATCCTTTGCAGTCGAGCGTGTTACTGCGGCCGCTGGATCGGCATCTTTGGACCTTTTCGTAGTCTTAGTACTTGTGTCTGCCTTATAAAGATCGACAACTCGAATTGCCCACCGTGCGTCTGTGTTGTTCTTGTAGATACCGTCAGCAATTGATGCGGGCTGATCGTCCAACCACATCAAAAATTTCTCATTGGTTTTAAGCTGACTAAAATCCGGATGCGCTGAAATTAATTCTTTATACGCATTCTGAACAATTAAGTTTTGCTCTTTACCTTTGAGTTGCTGTACTTCATCTTTAAGTTCTTTAAGACGGTTTTCAGCTTGCAATGTCGATACAGTTTCTACAATCGCATACACGTCAGGGTATTTATCCCTGAATGCCGCCAATTCTTCTGGCGTTTTAGGCAGTTCAGATTGTGAAAGACCACTGTCTTCTCCTGCTTTCCTTGCGCTCGCTAGTTCTTGCCGTTCTGTCTTCCACTCCTCGAGCTTCGAGTCGTAGTGACGTTTGAGGTCGTCGTAGCGTTTTTTGTAGTCTGTATCCGAACCCTGTTGAGGTTCAGCGAAACTTGTACTTTCTTGCTCTGGAGTAGCCTCTTCTTCCGAGGGGTCCTGTGCTTCTACAGTTTCTTCGTCGTCATCCTGATAGACTTCTTCGCGGTACTTACCACGGTATAAGTTGTCGTCGTTAATTGTACCGAAGCTATCATTTGCTTTATTGGCGCGATGCCCTTTTGGTTTTGCCATTTTATTCTCCTATCTCACGGGGCCTCATGGCTGAGGGTAGCCGGTAGGTGTGTTACACGGGGCCCGTCGAGACGGGGTAGCCGTTGGTTAAATCACTCAAATTCAGGAGGAATATCTATAAACCCAGTATCTGAATTTGGTATTTTAATATTTACACTACGCTTATGGTCTGGTTGTACATACCGAGCAAATAGCTCCGCCGCAAGCTGAGGTGTATCTAAATTTTTAAGGATGTCGATGAGTTCTACCTCATCTTTTCCTATCATTTCCCGTAGTTCTCGGGTATTAAAGTTGTACTCATCGTCGATTACCATGCCGTTGTTATTTTCAGTAGCACGATACTCACCAAGGGTTGTTTGTAGCTGGTACAGAGGGTTGTTTAGTATTTTTAACAACTCCATTGTCCCGCCGGGATTTGCAACTTCATTTACGTAATAGTTTCTAACTGACGTTTTGTTGCGGGTATCTTCGTAGGTTTTTAATTGATTGCGTAAAACTTCGAGAGCTTCTTTTTGAAATTCTGGATCATCCATGTGTCGGAGCATTTCTGGTGGGACGTATTTCCCACGGTAGTCTCGATATATTGTATGCCCTGTTCGGCCGTCTTCTTCGGCAACAAACGGCGTTCCTTGCTCAATACGGCGTCGCAATTCTGCTTCATGCTCTGTGTTTCGAGACTTTGCTCGTTCCACGGCGTCAGCCATTGCTTTAAGTTCTTCTTCGGTAAAATCTTCTTCCGTAATAGGAGAATCTTTACCGGCAATAAACTCCCCGAGAAGTCTTACATTTGTGGGGATAGCCTTGTATAAGGAGCCCCCGTCAAACTTTTTTTGTCGTTCAATAAAGCCTCCGCCTACAGAGGCCATGACCTGAGCTTCACCTTCAACAGGTTCTGAAGCTTCAGCTTGCCCATACTCTTCAACTCTCTCTGCTACTTCTTCTTGTCCAAGAGAATTTATTTGCTTGAGTTTCTTGAGTCCGATGATACGGACGAGAACGGGGGGAATGAGAACTTCACCTTCGGAAACGGCAACAGAAACAGAGTCCTCATCAACAATTGTACTGTCGCTAGCAGAGATGTCAATCCCCTGCCTTTCAGCTTCTTGGAGTGCCGACACTAGCAACTTACGTATACGCTCGCTACCATACTCTTCAACAGCGGATGCGTTAATAACAAAAGTACCTTCTGGAACAGAGCCCTCAACGTCATCAGCAACAGTATCTGCTTCGCTAACTTCTTCTGGGGTGCGTCCATTAACAAAACCAACAGGGCCTTCTACCATATCGCCGTCAGACTTGCTTACCCGACCCCCTGCCGCTAATGATAACGGTTCAGAGTCGTCTTCTCCCTCGTCAGGGCCAGACACGCTAGCAAAAGACTCTTCTCGCTCCGCGTAGGAACTATCTGACTCCTGAAAGTCCCGATCCGAGCTATCCTCAAGATTGAAGTTGTAGCGGTTTGTTACTCCCGTTTCAGGGTCTGTAACTTCTCGCCACTGCGTTGCTCCCGGAGCTTTATCTGAAGCGTTTACGTTAATTACTAACCCTAACTCGTTTATTTGTTCAGCAGTTAGATTGCTCGCGCTCGATGAATACTCATTTAATTGCGCCATCGCCTTTTCGTAATCTTCGGGGCTTAGTGTCGCTTGTAAGTTTTCAGAGACAGATATTTTATCCCGTATTGCATTTACGGCTTCGGCGTAGGTAGTTGTTTTGTAGTCCGCTCCAAAAAATGCCCCTTTAGCTTCTTCTCTTTTCCTCTCCATCGCATCGAGAGCACCTTGAAGCTGAGACGGGGAATAGGCAAGAGAATCGACATAATTCTGTACGTCTTTTCTACTCAAGGAATTTTCTGTGTAAGTTCTGCCCCGAGCGTCGACAAACTCTCCGGTTGATGGAGAAAATCCACCGACTCCGGGAGAAAATCCTTGAAGTCGCTCCCCGTAAAGCTCTCCTGCTCTAGAGTTTTCGAAGTCGACCGTTTTTGGATCGTAACCGAGTTGTGCCGCGTACAAATTTTGGAATGTTCTCGCGTCAACATCTGTGCCGCCCACAACAAAACCTGTGGGATTACCGAAAGCATCTTTGCGGGCTTGATACGTGTAGTATGTATTACCTACCTTCATCCCAAAATTACCGGGAGCTCCCGCTACCATATCTTCATGGGTTTTCCACATGGTTTTATAGTTTTGTTCAGCGAGAATACCCCCAAGGCCAGAGCCGCGAGCATATTTTGTACCGATAGGAGTTTCGTATGTGGGGCCAAAAAACCCAGTCATGAGCCCCATTGCAGGCATAGCAAGATTAGCTAGTCCGAGACCCGCCTGTGCAAATTGTCCGCCGGGAGTTCTAGGATCAGGACCGGTGTACCCAAGCGGGTTTCTTCGAGCCGCTTCCCCTGCTGTCATTACGTTTTGAATGTCACCCGTGCGGTTGTAGTAGTCTGCTTCAGACCCTGCTAGAGCCCTGTACGCTCCGGTTTCTTCTTGCGTGTAGTACTGCCCCGGTTGAAAACCACCGACTTGGGTAGGAAGACCCTCAACTTTTGTGGACTCTTCTAAATATCGAGGGGTTTGACCTATAGCACTTTTAAACGTAATTCCTTGCGCGGCGCGAGTAACAGGAGTAAACTTTCCTGTCACAGCCGTTGCCGCTAGGGGGCCTAAATTTGCAGACACACCTTCCGCAATACGCATAAACGAGGAGTACCCTTCCGTTGTGCCCATTCTAGGTTCTGCGGCACCAACGACTGAAGGGGTATCCGCCGCAGACATTTGAGAGCTCGGAGAAGATATAGAAACACCTGTAGAATCTAACGCAGATGTCATTTGCTCACCTACGCGAGAAATATCTACGTCTTCACTACCCACATTTGATGTGGCAGAAGATTTAGCCGCATTTTCTTGGGTTTTTAACCGCGCTCTAATCCTAAGATTTTCAAAAAAAGGATCTGGGCTAAACGGACTAAGAGTTACCATTTTGCTCTACTACTTTTTTATAGTTGTCCTTGAGACTCAGGAGGGTTTCCAGTAAATCCAGCTTCCCCTGAAGCCGGAACATTTCCCGTTCCGATTGTGCCGCCACCAACCCCCGAATTGTCAACTGGTGGTGGTCCGCCAAGTGTTGCGTCAGGGCCTCCCATGCCTGCGGGTTGCTGACCAGCAGGCTGACCTTCTGGGCCTGTTCCTTGTTGAGCATTTTGAAGTCCTTTTAGCATTTCAGCATAAATTTTAGCCTCGTCCATATCATTCACCAGCAAGTCTGGATCGATATCCTGAGAAATTGCAAGCTCTTTGACGAGGTTAGGAATTTTAATAAAGGGAGCCAACATAGGGTTAGCAATCGTCTGTAGAAGGGTAGTCAATCGTTGCGTCCGCACTTCTTTTTGCATAACAGCAGAAGTTCCGCGAGGTTTAATCTCGAGATCTCCCACTATGTCTGGGCTTCTGTCGTTGTATTGCATGTTCCACTGGAAGAAAGCTTCACCGAGAGGTTTCAAAAGATAGTCATCGATATTCTTAATCACTGTCTTAATTGAAAGATTTCCGGACGATAACATCATAGATAGCCCTGAGGCTGTACGTCCTGTCCCTGTTACGCCTGTTTGCCCGTGCATAATAGAGGGGATGCCTGTTTCCTCATCAGAGAGCTGGCGGGCAATTTGATACATTTGGATGTTTTCGGGTGCAGTATTGGGGAACTTGAGCCCGTTGATTGCTGTTCCAGTAACTCCAGACTGCCGTCTAAACACTTTGCCGGGGAAGATATCGAAGTTTTGTCCGGGAACGAGGCTCGCCTCATCTACATCAAATACGAGATTGCCAGCGAGAGCCAAGTTGTCAATCGCCATACGCACGTGACCATTCATTAGCATCTGCGCGTCTTCCATATTTTCTGCTACACCTACACCCCAAATCTGATAGGGGTTTACTTCGTAAGGAAAAGCAGAGTAAGGAATACGAGCTGGAGTGAATGGATTGAGTACACAGCGTAGTACTTGCGAGCCACATACCCACACATTGATTTGCACTTGATCGAGTTCAGAGATCGTATCGGGAAGATCTAAGCCAACCTCCTCGGCAAACTTAGCATCGAGAACACCCCAGTATTCTAAAACTTCAAAACGACTTTCGTTGACGTTAGGCTGAGTTTCTTCTTCACGGATAGTGTCTTCGTAATACTTGTCTTCGTAGTTTGCCCCTTTAACGAGAGTATTCTCAATCGCTTCTCTGTTAAAGAACGGTCGATTCATGAGATTGCGTAATTGCTGGCGAGACAAACGGTGCCTTTCAATTACGTACTCACAATCTTCGATGCTCGTAGCGGCAGGGTCAGGATGAAAGTCCCACACAGAAACGTGTTCAATACGCGGTACAACTTTCTCCTCTGGAGTATACTCTCGAGATCCGTCTTCCCCAGTCGTCCATCTGTGAATTCGCTTGTAATAATTAAACGGGCCCTTTACAATACCCGTGCCAAGAAGAGCAGACTCAAAGATTGCGTTACGAAGTACATTAACGGCGTTAGTGTCGAGTAATTGATCGTGAATCTCTTTTTCGAGAGCGAGTGCGGCTTCACGTGCAGGGTGAACCTGTGGTTCTCCTAGTTTAGAAGGGCCTTCTGTTAGCGGGAGACCCTCATACTTTCCAAGACGACTTGTAGCTTCAGTGGCTCCCGGAGGCAGATCACGACCATCTCCTGCATAACCAAAAGGATCTTCTTGAGGTTGTTGCGCGTTATCAAGGGGTGTGGTTAAGTGAGCAAACTCCGCAATACCTTCAGGTACGGGGGTAGGTTCAATAACAATGGGAAACTTTTTGTTTGCAAACAGTATGTCCGTGATTTGGCCGTACGCCGCAAGAACTTTTGTCTTTGTAATCTTAATGAATACTTTAGATCGTTCCGAATCTCGGTATTGGGTACTGCTATCGTAAATGCCGCGGAAATTTTTAAAGGCCTGAAGCCACCGCTGTTCATGAAGTTGACGGCCATTTTCCGCATCTTCAAATTTTGATCGGATATGCCCTGCAAGACCGGCCATCTGATCTTGCGCGTTGCGTACCTCAACCAAACCATCATCTGGTGGCTGTAAAAATCCGTTATCGGACATACTGTCTACCTAAGTTTATGAAGTTAAGAGTAGAGAGACGTGTCGTTAGCTTTAGCTAAAAAACTTGTGTCTACAGTTGTTTTAGTCTGTTTCTTAGGCATTGCTTCGATTAATACATCAGTCTTGGCAACCGTGTCGAAGTCAGCCTTTTCGCGGTAGAGGTTATTCTCGCCGCAGTTATAGTCGATACCTTTTTTATCAGCATTCATGATGTCTGCTTCAGAGTACTTCATAGTATTTTCCTTTATTTATCGTGCTTTTATATCTTCAGGGTTAATACCCATGTTTAGTAGTTGATTTTCGTACGCTTGCACTTGTTGTGCATCAATTTCTTCTTGAGACAAAGGTTCCTTTATACCGAGCTGTTCCATACCTGCCCGCATACCTTGTCCTACGAGTTCTACGACCCCTAGCGGCCCTTCTTTCATACCGATGTCTTGTGTGACGTATTGCTCAGCTTGAGGTCCTACATACCCGGCTTGTTCGAGAACACCTAACCTGTTTTCAGTGTCGATGTACCCCATTCCGGGAACGCCTAACGCTCCGAGGGCTTTCTTTCCAAAATCAAAAATACCACCGAGATCTAAGCCGCCAGTTTTACTTGCAATTTCCTCTGCATCTTGAATTGCATTTTTCTGAAGGATATCTTTTTTGGTTGGGGCAGTGGCTTGTAGCTCCGCATTCTCACGGGCTAGCCGTAAACGTTCCCGCTTAGCAGTTTCAGCTTCTACACCTGCTAGTTCAGCGGCTCTATTGGCTTCTCCAGCACCCTTGTTAAGTGTAGCAATTCTTTCAGCCTCCAACGCCTGTCTCTCAGCGTCACTCATCGGGGTCTTTTCAGCCTCTAGCTTTTCGCGGAGTCCGGCTTTTATTTCGTCCTTTTGTGTTTCAATATTGACAAAGTTAACTACAGACGTGTCGTCAAACGGAACTCCGAGCTTTGCACTAAAATCGTTGTAGGATTTAGCCCCCACTGTTTGAGCTACTCGTTGTTCAAATTCAGTTAAGAACGTCCCTATAGCTTCAGCTTCAGTGCTATCAACAGTGAGGTAAAATCTCGCGCCTACTTTTGTAGCCCCTTTAGGAGGTGCGCTGTGGCCTAGTAGTGTTTCGGCTGTAGCCAAATCGTCAGGATAGTTATTACCTACGTAAGACACAAACAAGCGACGTAAATCTGTCATACCTGTTGGTAATCTACCTAAATGATTTACTTCTGCCGCCGGAAAGAATTTTTTGTTAAATACGTAATCTTTTAGAGCTTTTTGAATCTGCGCGTCACTGATATCAGGAAAAATAAAAGTTTCACCTGCGTCTACGGCGGCCTGCGCTCGACGTTGTAGTATAGACGTTGCAATAGGTCCCATTTTACGTGGCTCACCTAATTGCTTACGCCCCTTAACCTTCGGCGTTTCTACAGTCCCTGTTTCCGCATCAAAGTAGGGGCGGGGAACTTCGAGCTCAGACGCAGACTCAAAGTCTGTCGCCATCTGCGAAAGAGCCTTGCTTCGCATACCAAATATGGATAGGTACACCGCATCTCGAAGGTTTTCATCAGGAATGCGCGCAATCCCTTCGACGATAGCTTTAATGGTACGATCCGTAGGGGCTTTGGCGAACTTTAGATCCGCTGTACCCCCCACTTTACCGAGAGCACCCTTTTTAAAGTTTTCAACCTGACGTTGTAACGCTTTAATTTGAGTGCTAACGCCTGTTATTTTACCCGCTTCAGCATCACTGACTAGCTGTTGATAAGAAGCGTCGAGTCCGCCGGCTTTATTTGATACCGTTTCAATTTGTTTTGCGAGACCACCGGCAACAACAGGCTGATCCGTATTCGGTTTTCCAAAACGATCTTGAATGTCTTTTGCTATAGGGCCGAGTCGTTCATCTTTTAAAACAGCAGGGGCAATCTCAATTCCTTGAGCGTACATACGAGCCAAAAATGCTTCACGCACTGTTAGCTCATCCCCGGCTTTTACACGTTCAAATAAGTCGTCCCGATCTGGTACATCTCCAGAAAATAGGATGTCGTACAACTTTTCAAAATTACTCAGGGTTTCTTGTTTTGGAGTTACCTTAGCCATTTAGTATCCAAATGTTGCATCCTGTGGTTTAAACGTGCTATTCTTAATGTCGTTCAAGGTTTTGTGGATGGAGACGTAACCGGATGTTCGAGTCATCAGCATATAACGCAAGGCGTCATAGGCGTGGTCTTCTGCCTTTGTATCCACATCCTCGGAGTTTGTTTTTGAGAGAGGAATACCTGCGAGCTGGCGAACAGTGTTGGTGCACGTGTTGAATATTTTGAGGGTCGGTTCCCTTGTAAATTCATTATCCCCGAGCCGTCGATGTATTTCCATTTTTCCGGAAATTCGGTTTCGGTCTGAGGGGGTCCATCGACAACCCATTCTTATCATTGTTTCTGCGATGGAAGGACCGTATCCTGTACGGTTCCAGCACGAAGAGTCGAGTACCGAATAGTGCATATTCGGATCGTACTCCTCCATCTCTAATATTTTAGCGGCTAATTGCTCTGCTGTAAAGTGTTTTACGTAAAGTTCTCGATAGACCCATATGTTGTTGTCCCAATCAATTGCACCCCAGAGTACGCACGAAGGGCTCGCATAACCGTAGTCAGCCGCACGTATACGGGGCCAGTTGGTCGGCATCTCGAATGGATCGACAGTATGTCTGAACTTGTTGAACTCAGGGAAAGCGCATCCTTCTGCGACGTCCCAATCCCCAGCGAGAAGTCTCTTTCTCTCGGTTTCTGGGAGAGAGAGTAGCATGGCTTCATACTGTCCGTCGGCCATGAGGAAGGGGTTATCGGTGAGACGGGCTGGGACGAACTTACGCCAGTAGAGAGGTTGGCCGGCTTTAGCGTGACCATCAGGGTAAACTAGAGGTTTCTCAGACTCGAGATCAGTCGGTACAAACGCCGCACCGGGCTCTCCTTGGTCGATGTACATCTTCTTGACCCACCAGCCACCAACGCCGCCCGGATTGGCAGTACATCGCATGGAGAGATTGGCAGAGAGCTCAGGGTCGGTTGACCGGAGACGAGAACGGAGATATTCCCAGACGTAAGGCGTAGGGTACTGTGTAACCTCGTCAATTGCGATCCAGTTAAAGGCTTGCCCCTGATATCGTGTAACATCTTTGTCTTTATCCAAGTAGGAGAACCAGATCGTGGCCCCTGATGGAAAGACCCACGTAGACTTACTCTCGCGGAATGTTGCTCCGGGGAACGCTTTCGGGTAGAGTTGTTTTGATTTACTTATGAGTTCCGTTAACTCATCGAGAGTACGACGTAACAGAAGACCCCGGTGATTACCATTATGGCAATAACGTAGAGGATCAGCCAGTAGAGCAAAAGATTTTCCTCCACCAGCCGCCCCACCATAGAGTACATCCTGCTCAGGGGCCGACAGAAATTCCTCCTGAGGCCCGGCATTCGGCTTAAATACGACTTCAGACTCGCCAACGAGGTCTTGTACAGCTTTTGGGAGTTCATTGAGGTCTCCAATGTCGATAACACGGGATTTTTCGCCTTTTAAGGCTGTTTCGACCTTCGAGGCGGCTTTTTCTCGTACATTTGCACGGTATTTTTGTTTAGTAGCGGCCGCAATCTTCTTTTCGGCCTCTTTTTTAGACCTTCTTATGCTCGCTTGTGTTGCTCGACGGGCTTTTTCAGCCGTGGAGAGGTTGTAACGGCTTTTGGGTGCATTTGGGTCTTTTTTTGGGCGTCCGCGCTTCTTTGGTTGAGCAGTGTTTTCGGGTGTATCCGACATATTATTGCGAATCTACGACCATTTCTTTCTTCGGTGGGAGCAATACCACACCATGAAGTGCTTGGACATTGTGATTGTGGGTCTCCTGCTTCCCCAAGCCGACTCTATTGAGGAGTGACTCAGCCGCTTGGAGGCGTATATTATCTCCACGTTCAATTTCAGGTGCGTCGATAGTGGCAACCAACTTATTTGCCGCCTTGATAGCCCCTCCGGCGAGGATACTCCGGGATCTTTCGATGATTTCATCAGCTAGGCTTTCCTTTAAGTGCCCGATTGAGCCTTTCGAGTAGCCGGCAACCTCACACGCAACGGAGAAATTACCGTTGTTTTCGAACAAGGCATCGAGAAATTGACGTTGTTGGGAAGATAGCTCACGCTTCTTCTGGGTTTGGGGGAGGAGGTTCATTTTTTTATCACATATAAGAGATAACTAGAAAAAGGGTACCCGAAAGGCGCGGTTTAGAACTCGTATGGATAAGGGTTGATACTAAATAAGAGTGGTTTCTCGTACCGCCGAGTTCCGGGTACATCCCTATTATGGTAACGGATTAAAATGTTGTCAACTCCGGAAAAATAAAATAAAAAATATGAGGCGGGCGTATTGACAGAATTAAAATCCAACAGTACAATGGGATTGTAAGCCCGCGGGGGTAAACCCATACAACACCCCCCAACCGATCCCTCCCGATAAGCCCGGTGGTTCCCCCAACCATCGGGCTTTCTTTTTGTCTGTCCATTGGGCAAGCCGTCGGGGCCCCCGGTACTCCCATTGGGGTACCCCAGAGGTAGGCTGTCGGTGTTTCACGGGATGTTTCACAGGTACCTTCCAAAACCAGTAAAAATTTCTCGGGGTTGCTAGTACATATACCGGTACCCCCAGTGGCCCTTGCCCTCCCTCCTTATGATTTCTGGGGTTTCCTCTGATCCATAGCAACTTTCGGTCTTCTGCCGGCCTGTCGTTGGGATAACCATCGGTCAACCGGCATAGTCTCGTCCGTGTCCGTAGGGTTTCCGAGAATTCTATTGGTAGTTTCTTTGGAAAACCGGTGTGTCTGGGGCGTGATACATAGCAACTATGGACACCATAGAAAAACCCAATGTCCACTGGTGGCAATGACTTACGGTATTTTCTGGGTCAACCGGCGGTAGGCTGTCGCGGGGGCAAAAAAAACCCCGCATTGAGCGGGGCAAGGTTGCCGGTAGCTTAATCCGGCGAGGGAATGGTGGTCTTATATTCCTTCGGATGTTCCAACGATTGCGGCGGTATCCATGCGGCCGAGAAGACCGGCGAGATCCTTAGCAAACTTCACGCGGTTCTCTGAGACGTAAGCATCAATGTGCCCGCTCTTCTCGTCGCGTGTTGCCCATCCGATAGTGTCAACGATGCGCTTGAGTTCGTTGAGTTGTTCGGCTGTGAAATTCAAGGTTGTTTCTGTTTTCATGGTTTTCTCCAGTGGGGGCTTTCGCCCCCGTTAATGGTTATACAAAGATATTGATAATGTGGTAGAGGCCGAAGCCAAACACGAAACCGATAAAAGCATCGGCCTTATTGAAAGTAAGTTCGTTCATGTTTTCCCCTTAGATCTTAAAGTTTGTATTATCGCTGACCCCATCGGCCAGTCCGTTAAGACTAACAACACCCTTCCGCGTTTTCAAGTCCGCGATGCCATGGTGGCGACAAACGTGCAACATCTGGGTGACTGTGTGATCTTTCACACCGAGTAGTCTGGCGACATGTTCGCGATGCATTACACCATACTCATTCAGGATCGCGAGCATCCGGTAATGGCTTGAGAAGAGGCGGCGGTCTTGTTGTCGTGGTTTGAGGTCGTCGGCGGCGCGTACTAGATCAACGGCCTGATCCTTGTTGGATACAGACTGATCGTAGAGACCATCCAGTTTTTCAACAAGATCCGAAAGAAGCTCCTGCACCTTCTCGACGCGGTAGGTTGTCGCGTTGAGGTCTGTGCGGAGTGTGGTGAGGTCGGTCTTAAATTCGCTCAATGTTTTCATGGTTTGTATTCCTTACCCAAAGATCAAAGAAAGTATGACGATCACCAATGTGATGACCGCCAATTTGTAGAGTGCGGCAATGAAATCAATCATGCGGCCTGTTCCAGTGCTACCCACTGGGGCGACTCGAGTACGCTTCGCACCTTAGCTTCGCGTTGGAGTCTGATCCGGTGTGGGTTGGATTTCTCCCGTCCTGTGGTCAATTCAGTGACCGATCCATCCTCGTTCTCCCGCTCCCATGTCTCGTCGACGTGGGTTGCCCAGTGGGTGAGAGCATTGTATCCCGCCCACATGCTCGAACCGAGTTCACGCTGTTCCTCGAGGAACCGGTGGTTGAGGTAGTCGAGTAGTCGTCCGTTAACGCGGGTCGTCTTATCGACACTGAGCGCGGCGGCCTCCCCTCCCTTCTTGCACACTGTGTTCTCGAGGATCTCAACCCACTGGGACGGATGGAGGTCAATCGTGCGCCAGTTGTTCATCTGGTCACGGTGCGAGTTGAACATCCCGAGACCGAGAGTAGATTTCGCGATCATGCTCGAGACCGACAGATTCGCGGTGTGCTTCCGTTTCTGGTGGTAGGCTTTCTGGCCGCCGAAGACGCAAGTATTCCGGCAGTAGTCTCGATAGGCTCCCGAGAATACTTGGAAAGCCCAAGACATATCGACGGAATTGATGATGTCGGCGCGGGCTGTGATCCCTTGGCCTTTCCCGTCGATGTCGAACGTGAGGTCGTTGAAGTAAACAGCGCGAGTTGCGCGGCGGCCTTCGTCGAAGATCCGGTCGACGACTGTGAAGTTATCGTGCGGCAACGATGGATTATCGAGTATCGATCTGGCCTGTTCTTGGAACGCCAAGGCGTGATCGACAAGCTTGTACGATTTCGAGACCGGCGGTGACGCCAAGATCTTTTGCGTGTTGCTGTTTCGTAGGGCGTAGTATCCCTCGACTAGATTTCGGTCGCGGTCGTAGATCGCTTCCTTCTGGACACTCCCGAGTTCACGGAAGAAGTCAACGTTAAGCGGGTCGCTGTGCGTAAATTCCAAACCGTCTTGGATACGCTGAGCGGTTCGCTCTGGGTTGCTAACTATTGCGTTCATGGCTAAAAGCCTCCTTTAGATCCGGTCGGCCTGTCCGATCCGGTGAGTTCTTTGTATGTCAAAATTAAACATACATCAAGTTTTTTTTTACGGAAAAACCCTATAAAGAAACGGGTGCGCGCACCTATGTGCGTACGCGCGCGCGCGAAGGGAAAAGCCGTTCATAGTTTGTGGATATTGTGGATTAAAAGCACCGTTATCGCTAGGCAAATTAAATACACCATGTTGTCAGTTTTCCTTTACAGACTGTTGTCAGTTTTCCTTTACAGAATGTTGCCAGTTTTTAATGCGTTTTAAAGATGATGTTCTTATCGGGAGCATCCCAACAGAGACTACAAGTGGTACAAGCTTCAGTTTTTCCCTCCTGTTCCGGACATACTATGCCGGTCGTGCCGAGTTCCTCACTATTCGCACTAAAGCGCATACCAGTATCAGACCAACGAACAAACCACCGCTCCGGAAAAGCAACTCGGTTGGTAAACAATTCCTTGTAAATATCGGAATCAGTGTGGGCAGTGTGGTGCGTGTATCCCCAGACATAGAGGTTTTCGTTTAAGACCATGAGGGTACGCCAGAGCAACACATATTCGGTACTGTAAAAGTCTCCGAGTACATGCAAGCGCACCAGTACCTTGCGTCCTTTCTCTGCGGCCCTCTTACACTTCTCCCCTACTTCATGGAATAAACGATCCTCAAGCTCTCGGCCATGCTCTAGGCGATGGGCAAAGGGCATCTTGTTTCCGTAACAATCGTCCCAGTGTCCGCAAGACTGCGGGCAAGTTTCTCGTTCAGTTAAGGTTAATGTGTAGACTTCAGCCCCTTTAAGCTTCCCCTTCTTTACGTACCTCCCCGCGCTTCCGAGTTTCTTGCTCGATGGCGTCTTTAAGACGTCGTGCGAGTAATCCTTCAAGTTTCGTTTGCTCTTTGGAAACTTTGTTGTCGTGCGTACTATGTTCACGTGTACTTGCATTGTTTGTTTCTCCACTAAAAGTGTATGGTTTTTCGTCGTTTGCTCGCCAGTCTGCGAGTGCTTCGGGGTGGTGGATTGTTTTGGGTCTCATGCGTTTGCCCTCAAGTAATGGTCGAGCATATCAATCCCACACTTTAAATGACTACTCGCGTTATCTAGTGAGTCAGACTCGACGTCGCCAGTGTCGTTAAGTTTTTCGCTTGCCTGTTTAACTAACGCAAGTATTTCTGTAACTTGTTTATGCACAAGATAATCTACTCGCGTTTTGTTCTCGTTACTTATCGTCATCATTTTGTTTTGTATCCACATTAGTTACGTTAATCCAAATACTATCGTCAAATATTTCCACTAACTCGCCGTCGATATCTACATCAGCAAGTAAATCAAAAACTTTTTCAATTGTGTGCATAATCCCTCCCATGTGGTGCTTCCCTTACTGGTACTGCTTCTTTCGCATCAAAGTAATGCAACCATGATTCTAGGAAATCCTCGTCAGTGTGTCCACCGAGTGCTCTATCAACGTACATAATGTCGCACCACGGATACTCCTCCCCTAAACAATTAAGTACCGCGTCTTTTGTTTCTGCAAACACATTGACAACAAAGTACCGCGCCGGTTCGAATGGTGGGTTCTCCGTATCCTGATCCAACAGGATGCAAGACCACCGGCAAACCATCGGCATATGATCCGCATGTACGAAATGGGGTTTAATGTTTCGGTATTGTTCTGCAATCATTTCAATATTGCTCCTGTACTAGGTCGGTTATAAATTGGTGTCCAATATGTTCTGCGGCCACGGTTAGTCTTTCCTGAGCGTGTTGTACCATTCTGTCTTTTTGGTTAAAACGCTCCGCAACTAACTTGGTAACTTCCTTGCTCTCGATCATATCCAGTATTTCTTGGTCTGTATAATATTTCATTACATTACTCCCGTAAAATTACCGTCCCCAGTATCGACGACGACAGTATCCTTTGTCTCGATCCAAACTTTAGCACCACAAGATAGCGGCTTGTCTGGTGAGTATACTACGCGACAAGCTCCGTTAATAGTTGCGCTAAAACCTTTTGTGTTGGTTAAGCTTGTTTTTACGGTAACAACCGGCCGCAACTCATCTGGGTTTTTTGCATTGTGTCTGATGTTGTGTTGGTTTATGTGTATGCGCTTTATTGTCACGTTAACTTCTCCAGTTTCGTGAATGAACCACCACAGTACAGAACCTTTATTGTGTGTTGTATTAGACTTTGGTCGTAGGGATGTTTTGTTTACGGAAGAAGAACCGACGGCCTGTCGTCGGGGTGCATTGAGGGTTTACCCCCGGCAGGGGTTGATCGGACTGTAGCACAGATGTGTGTGCATGTAAAGAAGTGCTGTCAGTTTTTTTTGAGAAGGCTGTCAGTTTTTTTTTTGAGGATGTTGTCAGTTTTTATTTTTTATGTACAATACGCCATGTTATCAAAACAACGGGGGCTTTTAGCCTATGAACATCAAAGAGTATGCCGAATCCTTCGGCCTACACAACGGACAGTCTAAACGTATGAACTGTCCTGAGTGCGGACACCGTAACACATTCTCGGTGTCGAATGATAACGGACAACTCCTCTGGAATTGTTTCCATGCGGACTGCGACGTGAGAGGACGGACTGACCGCCGCATCACCCGTGACAATGTACACAGCATACTGAGTAAACGTACTCAACCAACTGAGCAAAGTGTACCTTTCGAGAAACCCAAGTCGTGGTCACGCCAGATCCCAGAGATCGGGCGGATTTACACCGAGACAGTCAACACATCCGGACGATATGACGATATCTACTTCGATGTCATAAAGAGCAGACTTGTGTACGCAATCCACGATAAGAATGGCAACCTCGTCGATGGGGCAGGCCGCTCGATGATAGGGCAACGCCCTAAGTGGTATCGTTACGGAAACTACCGTGGTGGCTTCCGCATCGGCACGTCCGACATTGCCTTCGTAGTCGAAGATATACCCTCAGCCATCAGCATCTCAGACTGGGTGACAGGCTACGCTCTCTTGGGTACAAGCCTACGTGATGAACACATGCAGGACTTGTCAGAGTTTAGTCGTGTAGTTGTTGCTCTCGATAAGGATGCGACAGATAAAGCCTTGACAATGATGAGAACCATCTCTAGTTTTACCCGTGCCAGCATGTTGATGCTGGAGAAAGACCTTAAATCTCTCGGAGATAGTGAACGTGAACGAACAATCAGATCAGCAATCGCTGGAATGTAAGATCATTTCCTTCTGCTTACGGCAGGAGTGTTATGATCGGGTAAAAAATATCCTCACGCGGGATATGTTTGAAGGTGAGTGGGCCTCCATTTGGCAAGCTCTCGTCGACGCCCACTCAAAGTATGAGTCAGACTTAACCTCGAGCGAGCTACAGGCTTATTACGACACCTTGCACCCCGCCCTACCCGACAGTACTCGATATCGGTACTGGGAGCTTTTCTACACGCTTGACGACAAGATCGGCACAAACATCGATCTACAGGAGAGAGTGATACGTGATTTGTGGATGCGACATCGCGCACGTGTCATCTCTGAATTATCCATCGACATATTCTTAGGGAAGTCCAATGAATTTGGAGAACTCAAACGACTCATTGAGAGTACAGCGGAGGATTCGCTCGGTGAGAAGACGACCTACACGGCGGTGGACATGGGACTCGAAGAGCTTCTGGACTCCCTTTCGATTACTCCCGATTTTCCATTCGACTGGAAACCGTTGTCCGACCACGTTCCGGGTTTGGATCGAGGACATTTTGGAATCATCTTTGCGAGACCGGAGACGGGCAAGACTACGTTCACATCTTTCCTCGCTAAGAAGTTCCTCGAGCAGGGCTTTACCGTTGCGGTTTGGGGAAACGAAGAGCCGGCTGTACGAACTAAACTACGTATCATCCAGAGCTTCTTTGAAGCTACGCGGGAAGCACTCAGTGAACGGCGTAGTGAACTTGCGGAAGTATGGCGGAGCAAGATCGGCAACCGCCTACATGTTCTTGACTGCGTTGGAACGACCATTCAGGAGATTGATGACTGGTGCAAGATTAACAAGCCGGACGTCATCTTCATTGACCAACTCGACAAGGTAAAGATAGGAGGTAAGTTTAACCGAGGTGATGAGAAGTTAAAGGAGATCTACCTACAGGCTCGGGAGATAGCGAAGAGAAACAAGTGTCTCGTATGGGGAGTTTCACAGGCTTCGGCAGAAGCGGATGGTATGTACGCAATTGAGTACCAGTACCTTGACAACTCGAAGACAGGTAAAGCCGGCGAGGCTGACCTCATCATCGGGATAGGCAAGCGTAATGATGATCAAGGGAGAGATGGCCTACGTCACCTCTGTATCTCGAAGAACAAGCAGAATGGTTGGCATGGCACTGTGGATGTAAGGATGGACATGCACACGGCACAGTACAAAGAAGCCCAGCGTGATGCGGCGGAGCTAGATAGTGAAGGAGTTTTTAATGGCTAATAAACCATACAAATATAGGACTCATGTAATAGATTGGAATAAAACGGAGGGGTTTAATCCCCTTTGGAGCACATATAATAGCTGGAAAAATATGAGGACGAGGTGTGCCTCTGATCACCCTAGCCTGTACCCATACTATAAAGCAAAAGGCATCAAAGTTTGTGAGGAGTGGGCTGATTCTTTTGAAAAGTTTGTAGATGATATGGGTATGTGCCCTCATATAGGCTGGTCTATCGACAGAATTGACGGGTCTGGGGATTACAACATAGAAAACTGTGAATGGGCGTCCCCCTTAATGCAAGCGTTAAACCGAAACTATGGAGAAGACCAAGGGGTTTACTTACAACCTAGCGGGAAGTGGATTGCGCGTGTCAGAGTACATGGAAAAGATATCCATTTAGGAACATTTGAGGATAAAGAAATGGCAAAAGCTTACCGCGACTCTGGTACTAAATTGCTCAAGAGACTTGCAAGATTAGGATTCTTAGGATGAACATACTGACCTTTGACGTAGAGACGACCCACAAAGATAAACCCAACGGTGGTCACACACCGCTACCTTACTTCGGTAACAATCTCGTATCCATCGGCTGGAAGACTAACGATTTGCCTGTGGAATACGCTTGCGTGTATCACGACGAGAAGAGGCCAGACCTCGATGCTATCGAGAAGTTTCGTAGCGACTTAGCAGACGCTGATGTTATTGTAGGGCACAACATTAAGTTTGATTTGAGCTGGATACGGGAGTGTGGATTCGAGTATGATGGACCTGTCTACGATACTATGGTGGCTGAGTACCTACTTGCGAGAGCACGTAAGTGGCCACTCTCACTCGAGGCCCTCGCGAAAAGGTATGAGGTTACTGAAAAGAAGAAAGACCTCACGACGGATTATCTCAAGAGCGGCAAGACATTTGCGGAGATTCCGTGGGAGATCGTAGAGGAGTACGGGATAGCAGACGTGCAGGCGACATGGGAAGTTGCCAATAAACAGATTAAGGACAAGTACCAGACAACATGGGAGGAACTATATGGGTATTAGTACGTGGACTGAAAAAGACGTGGCTACATTAGTCAAGATGTGGAAGGAAGGCGTGTCGTCTAACAAGATCGCTGTTTACCTAAAACGCAGGCCGAGTGCAATTACGCAATACGTATGTAGACACCGCGAGGAACTCGGCTTAGAAAAGCGAGCAAATGCTTTTGGTGGCAGACCACGTCGAGGAGACTTTGACACGCGGTGGCATGGTGTGGTACCCTTGGGTCACTGGATGATTACGAAACCGTGGGGAAATGCATAGTATTCCTATGCAAATGGACTTCCGAATGGAGAAGAACACATGAATATCGAACTATCAGATGAAACATTTAGCAGTATCATGGTGGCAGAGTTGCAGGAGTTACATCGGCACTGCACTGACCCCCTGTTTGAGTGTGAGGACGTGGAAAAATTTCAGGCGGCAGTACGCCTCGTGTTAGAACAGTACATGGTACCTCAAGAGTATGTACAGTGGGAGATTGAGAACACATGAAAGACTTAGAAAAAGATGTACTCATCACCGTGAGTGACATGGTAGAGCACGAAGATGGTTCTGCAACATTCAAAATCGATACAACCACCGAAGCGACTCGACTTCTCGTGGAGATGGGGCTAGTATCCCTACTCGAAAAAGCTACCGATGAGAATAACACTGATTATTCTCTCGACCCTTCACTGAGGAGAGACAATGAATAAACTGCAAGAAAGATTCTACGAGTTTCATGAAGAAAATCCCAAAGTATGGGAGCTCTTCTTAAAATTCACATTTGACGTAATTAAAACCGGGCGTAAGCACTACAGTGTAAACGCTATCTTTGAACGTATCCGGTGGCACACGGACATCGAAACAAACGATAAGTCGTTTAAGTTGAGTAACAACCACCGCGCTTACTACGCACGTCACTTTCACTCTGAGTACCCTGACTACGATGGCTTTTTTAAAACTAAACAACTGAGAGCAGAGGTATGAGCCGGAAACCAACAATTGACCGAGGACTACTCGGCGGAGTAACCTTAGATTCTGCCGTTAAGTTGGTGGAGTTCCTGAAGCGTGAAGCTGACATGGACGACGACCTAACGACAGTCGAGTACTACAATGGTATGCTCGAAGGATTAAACGCAAACATGGCTGGGGAGATATGCTCCGAAGCCCTCGAGAAAGAGATCAAAGCCTATGGCATCGAAACTTGTATC